ACGCACAGCGACGCTTTGCAGGGCATGGTCGCCAAGCTGGGCGACGGCGTGACGGCTTTCGGCGCGGCGCTGGAAAGCGGCGCAGGCTTCACGGCAGCGTTTTCTGCCGGTCTGACGGCTGCTTTCGGCGAAGAAGCGGCGGGCAAGGTACTCGGCGCGATTGACGGCATCAAGACCGCCATTTCGACAGTGGGCGACGTGCTGACCACGGTCACGGATGCGGTCGGTACGTTCTTCGGGTCGCTGTTCGACGGAGAAGGGCTGAAACAGAGCTGGGACAACGCGGCGGCGGTCATCTCCGGCTATGACTGGGCGGCGCTGGGAACGTCGATTCTTTCCGGTGTAACGGGCGCGCTCGACGCGGCGGGCGAATGGCTCAAGAACATCTTCACGGCAGGCTGGACGGCGGCGAAGGGCGTGAATTGGGGCGAACTGGGCACGTCCATCCACGATGGCATCCAGTCGATTCTGGACACGGCGGGAGGCTGGCTGAAAAGCCTGTTTGAGGCGGGCAAGACGGCGGCGAGCGAAATCAGCTGGGCGGATGTCGGCACGGCGATATGGAACGGCGTGACCGGCGTGCTGGACATGGCAGGCAGTTTCCTGTCCGGGCTGTTCGGGCTGGGCAAGGATTCGGCCGTTGCCGATGTGGATTGGAGCGCCATCGGCACGGCAATATGGAACGGCGTGACCGGCGTGCTCGACGCGGCGGGCAGTTGGCTTTCCGGCCTGTTCGGATTCGGCAAGAGCGCCGCCGAGGGGCTGCCGTGGAGCGAAGTCGGAACGGCTATCCAGACGGGCGTTGGGACGGTGCTGGATGCGGCGGGAAGCTGGCTGTACGCGGGATTTGAAGCCGCCAAGACCTACATCGGCGGCATGAACTGGGGCGAGGTCGGAACGACCATTCAGACGGGCGTTGGGACGGTGCTGGATACGGCAGGCGCGTGGCTGTCTTCCGGCTTTGAAGCCGCAAAGACGGCGATCTCCGGCATTGACTGGGGCGGCGTCGGCAGCACGATTTCCAGCGGCATCAGCGGCGCAATCGACGGGCTGACAAAGCTCGGAAGCGGCATCTGGGATACCATCACCGGCTGGTTTGGCGGCGGCGACGAGGAAAAGGCGAAGGGCGACGCCAAGACCAGCGGCGGCAATCTGACGACCGGCATGGAAACCGGCCTCACCGAGGGCAGCGCAGCGGTCACGACGGCGGCGACCAACGCGGCAAGCTCGGCGATGACGGCGGCGGCGCAGACGCTAACGGCGGAGAGCGGCACGACCATTACGGAAACGTGGGTCGGCGGCATGGTGACGGGAATCGCCAACCAGAACCCGATCCTGACGTTGGGTGTGCAGACGCTCGGCGACAATGCAGTGACGACAGCGACCGATACCCTGACGGCGGACGCGGGCAAGACCGTTGCGAACAGCTTCATGGGCGGTATCTGCTCGGCGGTTGCCGTGGCGGAGCCGATCCTGAATGTGCAGATGCAGACGACGGCGGGCAATGCAGCCGCTAAGGCGGGCGCGGCGCTGTCGTCGGCTCAAGGCTATAACATCGGTGTGAACATGGTGCGCGGCATCGTTTCGGGTGTGCGGAGCGCGTCGGGCGAGCTGTACAGCCAGATGGTGCAGATGGCGCGCACAGCGGTCAGCCGGACGAAGAACGCGCTGCGCATCCATTCGCCCTCCGGCGTGTTTGCCGACGAGGTCGGCGCATGGATTCCGGGCGGCGTCGGCGAGGGCGTGCTCAGCCATGCGGACGACGCGCTGGGTCCGCTGGAAGAAGTGCGCGCGAGCATGGTGGATACCATGACGGGCGCGCTTTCCGGCATAGATACCGGCTGGCCGGATGCGCCATGGAATCCGGGCGGAGGCGGCGGACGAACTGTGACGGTGACGATCAACGTGACGGGCGACTGGCACGTCAGGAGCGAACAGGAGAAACAGGAGATCATTTCCGAGCTGGGCGAGCGGGTCAGAGAGGAGCTGAGGGGGTTGTGATTGCACAGGGAGAAAGTCCGCTGTTTTCCTTCAACGGGAAACACTGCGACGATTTTGATGTGACGTTTCTGCCGTCCGCCTATCCGTTCATTCCGGCGCAGAGCATCCCGCAGACAAGCGTCGGCGGGCGGCACGGCACGCTGCGCTGGAAGGGGCGGACGTTCAGCCCCAAGCGGCTCAAGGGCAAACTCTATTTTCTGAATACATCGGGCGACGATACGCCCATCCCGACCGACGAGCTGCTCCGGCGCGCGAGCGATGTGACGGCGTGGCTCTGCGGGACGGACGGGCGCGGCAAGCTGATTCTGGATGCGCTGCCGGATCGGTATTTCATCGCGGAGGTCAGCGACGAAGCGGCGCTGATGGACGACGACTGGGCAAGCGGTGAGGCGGCAATCGTATTCGCCTGCCAGCCGTTCGCCTACGCCGTCAGCGAGGACGGCGTGATGGTTCAGACGAGCGCCAACGCGGCGAAAAGCGCGGCGCTCGGCGTTCAGGGAAACGCCGAAACCATGCTCGCGTTCCGTGTCACATGTGCATCCGGCACGATGAACACGGCGACGGTGGAAACGCCGACCTGCCGGTTTGACTTCACGGGGCTGGGGATGACGGCGGGCGAAACGCTGGTCGCGCGGTATGCGCAGGAGGATATCCTGCTGCTGGAAATCGAGAGCGTGGACGGCGGCACACGCTCAGCGATGGTGATGCGGACGACGGACAGCGACGACGACCTGCTGCTGTCGCCGGGCAGGAACACGGTGACGGTCAAAACGGAAAAGGCGTGCAGCGTCCATCTGACGGCGAGGGGCAGATACCTATGAGATACCCAAAAATCTACGACCTGAATCTAAGATGCACGGGTGAGCTGCGGACGGCGGAGATCAGCGATCTGAAGCTCAAGGACACGCCGCTTTCCTGCGTGACCGTGACCGTGCCGACGAAAGATATCGGCTCGTTTGGCTATCGTCAGTTCGTGGAAATCTTCGACGCGGCAGGCAAACGAATTGACCTGTTCCGCGTGACGGAGATTCCCAAGGGCGTATACGGCAGGGCAGGCACGAAGAAGCTCAAATGCGACCAAGTGCTTTGTACGCTTTCGGACGATATCACGCCGACCTACCTGCAGATCGGCGGCAACGGGCAGCCGCTGGAAAGCTGCATCCGGCAGGTGCTGGCGTGTCAGCAGACGGTACGCTGGACACTGGGGCGCTGCGACTTTGCGACGCTCTACGAGTACAGCTTTGCCAGCGAGGGACTGCTTTCGACGCTGCTCAAGCTGATTGAGCCCATCCCGGATGCTCTGATTACGACAGATACGACGAGCTACCCGTGGACGTTGAACGTCGTGCGGGCGGACGATACCGACGCGACGGAGCTGCGGTACAGCAGGAACATGGAGGAAATCACCGAGGAAGTCCTCGACACGGACTTTGCAACGCGCCTTTATCCGCTGGGCTATGGCGAGGGCGTGAACCAGCTGAACATCAAGAGCGTGAACGGCGGCACGGCGTACATCGACAGCCCGACGCAGGCACTTTGGGGAGTGGTCAGCAAGCCATATGTGGACACGACCATCACCGATGCGGCGACGCTGCTGGCGCAGGGGCGCGCGGCGCTTGCGTTATGCTGCAATCCTCACGTCAGCTATGGCGTGGCCTGTAAAGATATATCTAATCTTACGGGAGAACCGATGGATGCTTTTTACGCGGGACGCATGGCGCGGATTATTTATCGCGACTATGGACTGACAATCCGGGCGCGGGTGCGGGAGGTTCACTATCCAAAGCCCATCACGGAGCCGTGGAACGCGAAGCTGACCATCGCCAACCGCAGCGCGGACGTGGCTTCCGTTATCGCCCGGCTTCAAAGAACCTCGCGCATCGAGCAGCTTTACGGACAGGGGAGCACGACGTTTTATTCCGGCGGTATCGAGCAGAACGCCGACAAGGACACGCCTGCCGAGGGCGATATCTACATCCCGACTGACATGGTACATATCAACGCCATCAGGATGAAGGTCACGCTGTCGAGCTTTCGCGCGGACAGCAAGGGCGCGAAGGGCGGCGGCGGGACGGTGACGACGACGCAGGCCAGCGGAGGCGGTACGCAGACCAGCGAGGCGGGAGGCGGCGCGACGCTGACCGTCGAGCAGCGCACGGTATCCGAGGTGAAGATGACGGGTTCGCCCATGCAGGATGGAGCAGTCGACGCGCACACGGGCTTTGCGAAAACGTCCGGCGGCGACAACATGTCGGAGACGGACGGCGCGAGCGGCTCGACCGGCTCCGGGGGTGGCGGCAACACCGGCGTCAGCCGAAACGAAGGCGGCGCGATGACCTCGACGGACGAAGCGGGAAAGCACTCTCATGGCTCCAACAACACGCACCGGCACACTTTTGATGGCGTTTCCGTCGGAAAGACGGGGCATACGAGTTACAACGGTGCGGGCAGCACGACCAGCACCGGCGCGCACAGCCACGGCATGGGTCACTGGCACAGCTTCGACAGCCACACGCACGGCCTCGGCGGCCACCGGCACGGCATGATTCATCGGCATGAATTTTCGCACTATCACCAGATGAATATCAGCCTGCTGGTTCCGTCTCAGACGCTCAATCTGCCGGAACATCGGCACAGCGTAAACATTCCGGCGCATGCGCATGACGTGACCCTTCCAGAGCACCTGCATGGGATTGAATACGGCATCTATTCCGGGCCGATGACGAGCGCATACACGGTCGAGGTTGACGGGAAAGAGGTGCCGGGCAGCGCCTTTGAAAATGGCGTCGTCGATATTGCACCGTATCTTTCCACGGACACAGACGGCAGAATCAGCCGGGGAACATTCCACAGCTTTGCCGTGCGCCCGAAGCCCCAGAACGGAAACGCGCAGGGACTGGCACATATTCGCGCGAGCTGGAGCGCGCAGGTTTTTATATCCTGCCAGACGGGCAGGCAGTATTGAGGAGGAGAAGATGGACGGATGGAAGATTCGCCGCGCGGTCGATCTGCAGGAGGATTCGCCGCCGGTGGAACGGCTGAGGGCGCTGGCGACGCTTTCGAGCCGTCAGGCGCACGATTTTGTGATCGTGGTTCTGGACGGCGACAAGCCCGCCGATCTGACCGGGATGCAGCCGTGGCTGAGCATGATCCTGCCGGGACGCGCAAGCCTGCAAAAGCAGGTGGGCAGTGTGCAGGCCAACGTGGTATCTGTGACGCTGCCGAAGATCGGTTACGCAGAGCGGGGCGACGTGTCGATTATCCTTTCGCTGATGGGCGAGGAAGGGCAAACGCAGATCCCGCTTTACGGCTGCGTGATGCGGGTGATGGAGGACAGCACGGACACGATCATCGACGAGGAAAAGGTGATTCCGTCGCTTACCGAGCTGCTGGCGCAGTTTGACGCTTGCAAGGCGGCGGCAAGCGCAGCGAACACGGCTGCCGGAAAGGCCATTTCCGCAGCGAGTGCGGCGGACGTGGCGGCCAAAGCAGCCAATACGCAGGCAAGTGCGGCACAGAATGCTGCGGAGTTGGCCGGAAAGGCAGCGACAAATGCGCAAAATGCCGCTGACCGAATCGACGGCATGACAGCGACCGCTGCGAGCTTGAGCGCAGACGAAGCGCCGACGGCGAATCTGGTCAAAGAGGGGGATCACTACGAGCTGGAACTGGGCATTCCGCAGGGGAGGAAGGGCGATACCGGGGCAACGCCCAAGATCAAGCTGAGCGTCGTGACGGGCGAACCGGGAACGGATGTGAGGGTGGAGCAGAGCGGCACACCGGAGGAACCGCAGATTACGCTGACGATTCCGCGCGGCGATACGGGCAGTCTGGAAAATCTGAGCATCAATGGCAGGCGGCCGGATGCAGATGGAACGGTGACGCTTGCATCAGACGATGTGGGGGCTTATAAGGCAGGCGGTATTCGAAAGCTCACCTTTTCCCTGCCGGTCAGCGCATGGACAGGCGAAAGCGCGTTTTCCGCTGAGATCGCAGAAAGCAGCATAACCGCCCAGACGTGGATCGAGATCGCGCCGGACGCCGCATCCGAGGAAAACTACAGCAAGGACATCATCTGGGAGACGAGCGCGGGCAGGATCACGCTCACGACGACGGCCAAGCCGACCGGTACATTGGCCGGGACAATGATTTTGACGGAGGTGGAGGGGTGACAGGGGTACTTGACGCGCTGTATAAGCGCCTGTTGTTGGCTGCGCATCCGGTCGGCAGCGTGTATCAAAGCACGGTGGCCACGTCGCCGGAAAGCCTTTTCGGCGGAACGTGGGAGGAGATCAGGGACGTTTTTCTGCTGGCGGCGGGGACGCGCACGGCGGGGAACGCGGGCGGGGAAGAAACGCATACGCTTACTGTCAGCGAAATGCCGTCTCATGGCCACCGTATGTGTATAAGTGGCTACGTCGGATGGGAAACACAACACATTTCCGGCTATGTATTAAATTATAATAGTGATGCGATTTTGAACGCTTCAGCGGTTGAAACAGATCTCCCGCACACGGCGATCGGCAATCTAAACATTATAGGTAATGGAGGCAACGCTGCGCATAACAACATGCCACCGTATTTGACGATCTATATGTGGAAACGCACTGCATGAGAAAGGACAATGCAAATGATTCAGATTAACGGAAATCTGCTGGATGCGTCGCTGGTACGATCCGGGGATAAGCTGACGCTTGGCATGACCGGCGACCAGCCGGTTGAAGAGCTGCTGGCGATGCTCAACCCGGCAACCGCGCCGGAAATCCGCGTGCTGGATGATGAGGGCGGGACAGTTGCCATTTATCGCGGCCATGCCCTCACGGCGGTGACGATTGAACCGGGCGAACCGCGGCGGATCACCGCGACCTTGCAGGTGCAGCCCATCGAGCAGAGCGACGCGGACAAGCTGCACGAGGAGCTGGAACGGCTGCAAACCATCGTCGAGGAGCATGAGGCGGCACTTGTGGAGGTGGCCGACGTGGCGGCGGAGAGCAGGCAGATCGGCGAGGAGAGCCAGGCCGCGCTGATTGAGCTGGCCGAAATGATGACTGCGGACAACAACGGAGGGGAGGGAACCGACAATGGCGGCGATTTATCTGCGGCAGATCAGGGCGGGAAAACGAACGCTTGAACAGGTGCCGGAATACTGGCGCGAGCAGGTGCGCGCGATGCTCGAACAAAAGGCGGAGGATAAATAATGGCTAAAATTTTTCGGGGGGGGGTATACCCCCGTAAGGTAGGCTACCGGAAGGCGGTGGGGGCGTGAAGGGAGTTTTGAAAGCGCCGATTAAGGCTGAAATTGATAAACTAACAAATAACTTATCGGGATTGAAATTTGTGCATAAACTCGTGCGAACCAATAAAAACAATGCTGTAAACATCGGACTTGATTACGGTTTCGTCGCGATGTCATTTAAGGCGGACAGCAATTCTGGTTTTATCGATGTTGGATGCGCGTTAATTTGCTCAATTTACAGTGATGGCATAATAGTTTCGTCACAAAAGTGTATGCAAGAGAACGTTAATTTTTGGCCGTCAAATATAAGTTACTCAAAAGGTGTACTGAATTTTACTAATGTCTATACTGGAATTATTGATATTATAGCGATTGGAACACAATGAAGGTAACAGAAGGAGAAATCGTTGACTATGATTGTATCAGACACGGCCATCCGCGCGGCGCGAAGCCTGATCGGGACGAGCTACGAAACGCTGGACTGCATCAACCTCATCAAAAAGGTCATCCGCACCGGCGCGGGCGGCGATAAGCGCTACACGACGGCGGGCACAAACGAGCTTTGGAACAGCTTTGACAGCGCGCCGAAGTATCGCCATTTGATCTGGCGGCAGTCGGGCATTTCCGGCGCGAAGCCGGGGATGCTGGCGTTCATGGGCGTGGGCACGGGCGACGTGAGCCACACCGGGCTGGTGACGGAGCGGGGCACGATCATCCACTCAAGCAAGAGCCGGGGCGGCGTGGTCGAAACCGAGCTGTTGGCGAAGGCAGGGTGGAACGGACTGGGGGTGCATCGGATGATTGCGGTGGCGGAAAATGTTGACGCGGCACCGACGGGCACGACGTACATCGTCTGCGCCCAGACGGGTTTGCGGATGCGGAAAAGGCCGGATGTCCGCGGCGAATATATGCAGATGCTCCCGGATGGAGCTGTGATCGTCGCGCTCGAAACGAGATCGGGCTGGATCAAGACGACGTATAAGGGATATACCGGCTGGGTCAGCGGGGAATATTGCTGTAAGGCCGGGGAGGATTAAAAAACCCACGCATGGAAGCGTGGGTGCATAGGCGGGCAAGGATGCGTTTTCCGGCCAGAAGACGCATCCGGGACAGAATCGGCGAAGATTGGAAGTGCAGCGCCGGTTCTGCCTGCCCGACTACGCATGAAATGATTATACAGCGGGGCGAATGTGGGCGCAAGGAAGCCCCTTGTGCGAAGATGCGCGAAACTGTAAAACGTGTCGAAAAAATTTTTCAGAAGGAGCACTTCCATGATTGAGCTTTACAACGGCGATTGCCGGACGTTTCTTTCCAATTATAATGGCGCGCAATTTGACGCGGTGATTACAGACCCGCCGTATTCCAGCGGCGGGGCGACGCTGTCCGAGCGTTCTGCTTCGACAGCGGAGAAATACACGAACACCAAGCGTAACTGCCCGTTCCCGGATTTCGCCGGTGACCAGATGGATGCGCGTAGCTGGCTGCACATGATGGCAGATGTATTCGCGGATGCGCGCGTTCACTGTCACGATGGCGCTGTTCTGGTGGCGTTCTGCGATTGGCGGCAGATGCCGCTGCTCACGGATGCAGTGCAGTGGGCAGGCTGGCAGTGGCGCGGCACGCTGGTCTGGGACAAGCTGACCAGCCGCCCGCAGAAGGGACGGTTTCGGCAGCAGGCAGAGTTTGCGGTCTGGGCGAGCAACGGAAAATTGCCGATTGATCGTCCTGTGTCGGTGCTGCCGGGTGTGTTTAAGGCGGCGAACGTGCAGGGGATGCAGCGCATCCATCAGACGCAGAAGCCGGAGGAGATCATGCGGCAGATATGCAAAATCTGTCTGCCGGGCGGTCGGATTCTTGACCCGTTCGCCGGAAGCGGCTCGACGTTGGCGGCCGCAGAACTGGAAGGATATGATTCGGTCGGCGTGGAGCTGTCTGAGGAAATTGCAAAGAGGGCGGCGCAGCGGTTGTCTGTGCCGCTCAAGAAAGTGGGGGATTAAAATATGAAAGAGAAGCTGAAAATGTTGGTTGTGATGATGGTACTAGCAGCGTTGGTCTTCACGTTGCCGGTACTGGCGGAAGGGCAGGAGAAACAGGGGACTGTGCTGCTGGACCTGACGAAGCTCGCGCAGGCAATCATTAGCCTCGCGGCGGGTATTGTGTCGCTGTATCTGGTGCCGTGGCTGCGCAGCAAGCTTACGAACGAACAGCTCTCCAAAGCGAAAAGCTGGGTGCAGATTGCCGTTTTTGCGGCTGAAAAGCTCTACGGCGCGGGCAATGGCGACAAGAAACTGGCGTATGCGGAAGAGATTCTCCGCAAGCATGGCATCCGGCTCGACACGGCGACGCTTAAAGCGATGATTGACGCGCAGATCAAAGAGATGGAGAACATGGAGCCGTTCTATCTCGCCGATGGAAAGGTGGAGATGATTGACAATGTAACGCCTGAAACGGCGTAAAAACCGCATGAATGAGAAAGCCGCTCGTTGCATAAAACGGGCGGCTTTTTGCATATTCAGAGGATTTTGAAGCGTGACACAAAACGCGCGCGGCGTGACAAGGAGTGCGCGCCGCAACACCTTGTCTCTTAAAGCGCTTGACTATTTCTGAAATATACATCCAGTTCATATCAAGTTTCTCTGCTATTTCTTTGGATGTCTTTCCTTCGTATCGCAGTTCGATTACTCGAAGCCGACGTGCTATTCTCTTGTTTTGCGTGGCTTTCCTTGCCTTTACGACTGCTTCATATTCTTCAGTGGTTATCTCGTATTTCTTCATTTTCATCACCACTTACAGTATAACACATTTATCACGTTTTTAGAAGAAAAATAGTATAACTCTTGGTTTTGGATGGAGTTGGACTCTCCATCCAGATCGTCTTCGTTGCTGAGTCTGCAATATAACGCGGTGATCTGCTGCTGATTCAAATCATTTTCCTCCTTTCGGGAATCAGTCGGCAGAACCGTAGTGCTCATAGGAATCATAGCATAGTTCAGGAAATTCGTCATCTGGGAATAGCCTCCATACGGGGTAAAGATTCAGAGAAAATCAGGCGTTTCACCTTACCGACCAGGCTTTCTTTGCCGTCGCAATCGGTCAGGATCGAGTACCGGGTGTTGCCGATCTTTCGTTCGATGATGCCGTGGAATGTATCGTATGCCGACCAGATCTTCTCCCAGGCTTCCACCAATTCGGTTGGAGGAATGTCGGGCGGATAATCGTAGACAGCTGCCCAATCGAAGGGCTCATAGCCGGAAGCGATTAGGTCATTGAGATACTCGTAGTCCATTTCTTGGGGGATGGTGTAACGCATGCGTTTGGTAAAAACCTCCTTAAAATAAGTTTCGCATATTTGCTAAATATATATTATCATATCAAAAGAAGTCTGTCAACAAGCATTTCGCATATTTGATAAATTTTTCTTGACGAGAATTTGGTTCGCCTGTATAATGCAGATGGAGCTACAAACGATTTCATCGTAAGCTGCGCATGTCATCTTTACATCAGGATCGGAGGATCACATGAAAACCGGAGAGAAGCTAAAACGCATCCGCAAATTTCGCGGATACAACCAGCCGGAGTTTGCCATTATGGTCGGCATGGGCGAAAACGCAGCGCCAAGAATTGCGCAATATGAGTCCGGATATCGTGTGCCATCTCCGAAACTTTTGAAGACAATGGCGGAGGTTTTGGACTGTAATCCGCTGGCACTCATGGATGTGACCGGGCAGAATGTGGAAGAATTGATGATGATGTTTTTCTGGTTGGAGGAAGAACATCCCGGCATGTTCCATGCGTTTCAAATGCAGCGAACTGAACTAAGTGATTATGATGCGGAAGCAACAGAAGACGAGAATGTGTATTATCAAGATAGTGATTCCTGGCCTGCTCATTCTCCGTGTGGATTGTGGATCGACAACAACCTGATGAATGGATTTTTCCAGGAATGGCTTTATCATCAGCAGGAGCTGAAGGCAGGAATTATTACAAGGGAAGAATACTTCGAGTGGAAAATCGGCTGGCCTTATACTTGCGATAAATGCGGGAAGCGGGAACCGACGAAAAAGTGGCGCAAGAAAAACACTGCCCTTGATTCAGATGAATCAACAACAGCAAAATAATGCCGCGATAGCACGGATCACAAACTTGCAATCCGTTGAAAATATAACGCTGTCCAGATGAGAAAATGGTTGTGGCAAGCAATGCAGAGTTAATAACTTCTGCAAAAGCTTGTTGGTAGGCTCCGCCCCCAAGCCCCTGCCAGCCAGCGCAAGCGCTGTGGTTATCTTTACGAAAAGAGAAAGCCGCCATGCCAGTATTGCGTGTAAAACGCAAGAGTCAGACATGACGGTTTCTTTCATGTCTGCCCATTGGCGGAAACGCATCTAGCGCAGAAAGATACTACAACCACAGAACATAGTTCTGGTTTTCAGGGGCTTGGGGGCGGAGCCCTCAACAAGCTTTTTGCAATTCGGCCCGGATTGCATTGCTTGCAGCTATGCAAATGTAGTACATTTGCCCTGCTTGCCACTATGTCTTACGCTAAACCGCAATTTGAAACCTTTTCCAAAGAAAAGAAAAATCCAAGAGACAGACTGTTTGTATTGCTGCTATAGCAGAAAAATGGTATAATGAAAATGGTATATTATAGGTATTATTCAATCGTACAGAGGTGACATGGATGAGCAGACCGGAGGATGAGCGCGTAAAGATCCCAGCCCTTCTTCACCTGACGAGGCTGGGATATCAATACGTTTCTCTCAAAGAGAATGCTTACGACGGAGATACCGATATCTTTGTCGATGTATTTCGAGACGCCGTCTGCCGTTTGAATGACTACTCTTTTTCCGATGCTGAAATCAATACAATGCTCCAGGATTTCAAGCAGGTGCTGGACACAGAAGATTTGGGTAAGCAATTCTACAATTATTTGCTCAAAGGATACAATGGCGTTACGCTGATTGACTTCAATCATCCGGAAAGAAACACTTGGCAAATAGCAACCGAGCTTCCCTGCGTCAATGGTCAGGACGAATTCCGCCCTGACATCACGATCCTGATCAATGGCATCCCGCTGGCATTTATCGAAGTGAAACGCCCTAATAATAAGGACGGAATCCAAGCGGAATATGATCGGATGAACCGGCGCGTGCAAAACAGAAAATTCCGCCGCTTCATCAATATGACGCAGCTGATGGTGTTCTCCAACAATGGAGAATATGACGATAACGAAGCTGTTCCGTTGGAAGGCGCATATTACGCAACCATCGGATATGAGAAACTATTCTTCAGCCACTTCCGGGAGGAAGACGATAGTATCTTCACCCGTGTTGCTCCGTTGGATGAAACGATCGAATCGAAAATTCTGACTGACACCAATCTGGCCACCATTAAATCCGCGCCGGATTATCAGACCAATACCAGCCCGATGACACCGACCCATCGGATGCTGACTTCTCTTTTCAGCAAAGATCGGATGCTGTTCCTGCTGCGCTATGGCCTGGCATATGTGGAACGAACAGACGATAACGGCATCAAGCATCTGGAAAAGCATGTGATGCGTTATCCGCAGATCTTTGCCACGAAAGCCATCGAAGAAAAACTGAATCACAACGATAAGCACGGCGTCATTTGGCATACCCAAGGTAGCGGCAAAACAGCGCTGGCCTATTTCAACGTCCGCTATTTGACAGACTATTATCAAAAGCAGGGCATCATCGCCAAGTTCTATTTCATTGTCGATCGGCTCGACCTATTGAAGCAGGCCGCCGATGAATTCCGTGCACGGGGTCTCCATGTGGATACGGTGGAGTCAAAAGAAGATTTCACCAAAGCCATCGGCCAGACCGGCGAAGCAAACGCTTCCGGCGAATTATCCATCACGGTCGTTAATATACAAAAATTCTCCACTGATTCCATCTCCCGCCCCAGCGATTATAATGTGAACGTGCAGCGCGTGTACTTTATGGATGAAGCACACCGCAGCTATAACCCAAAGGGCTCCTTCCTGTCCAACCTGCTTTCCTCTGACAGGGAAGCTGTCATGATCGCTTTGACGGGCACGCCGTTGATCGGTGAGGGCTACAACACCAAAGACGTATTTGGCGCTTACATCCATAAGTATTATTACAATCGATCCATCAAGGATGGCTACACTCTGCGCCTGATCCGCGAGGGCATCCGTACTGAATACCGCACCCAATTGCAGGGCATATTGGAAAGCATCAAGGCCCTGAAGGGCTCCATTGACCGAAAGGACTTATACGCTCATCCCGCCTATGTGCGGGATCTGGTGAAATACATCGTGGAGGATTTCCGGCGCAGTCGTATTGCGCTGGGAGACAGCTCCATTGGCGGCATGATCGTCTGCGATTCTTCTGAGCAGGCACGGGAAGTGTTCCATCAGCTGGAAGACTATGATCTGACCGCCGCCCTGATCCTGCACGATCAGGACGACAAAGAAACCCGGGAAAAGGAAGTCGATCATTTCAAAAAAGGCACCATAGATCTGCTGGTGGTTTACAATATGCTGCTGACCGGCTTTGACGCGCCGCGCCTGAAAAAACTGTATCTGAGCCGTGTGATCAAGGATCACAGCCTCTTGCAGGCGTTGACCCGCGTCAACCGTCCCTATAAAAAGCATCGCTATGGTTTTGTGGTGGACTTCGCCGATATTCGGGCGGAATTCGATAAAACGAATAAAGCCTATTTTGACGAGCTCCAGGCCGAGTTGGGCAATGCCTTCCACCAATATGACAGCATCTTCATGACGCCGGAAGAGATCACCGCAGCGTTACAGGAGATTCAGCAGAAGCTATTCCTGTATGATACGGAAAACGTATCGCTTTTCACGCAGCAGATTTCGGCCATCGAAGATAAAGAGGAGCTGCTTTCCCTGCGCAAAGCCTTGGAAAGCTACAAGGAATTGCAGAACATTGCCCGTTTGTTCGGCTATGAGGAGTTGGCGGACAAGTTTACGTTGGAGAACGCCAACAAGCTGTCCAATGAAGTGCAAAACCGCATTGCCTTGGTCAACGCCAAGAACGCCCTCAACGATCCCCAGGATATGACCGCCGTGCTGAACCTGGCCATGAGCGAGATTCAGTTTGTTTTCAAGCGGGTGTCCAAGGATGAAATGGTGATTGCCGACGCCTTCCGGGATACGCTGGATAAAACCCATCGGGAAATGCAGCATACCTTCGATCCGCAGGATCCCGAATACATCACCCTGCTGGAGGAACTGCAGCGGCTGTTCCAGAAAAAGCATATCGAGGAATTGACCGCCGATGAAATGAAGGAGCATATGCAGGAGCTGGAGCGCATCCGTTCCCGCGCGGCGGCGCTGAACCAGCGGGACGCGCTGCTGACCCACAAATACGCGGATGATCCAAAGTTCATGCGCATCCATAAACGCTTGATGAGCAATCCGCCGCCCATCGGCACAGACGCGCAGATTTTCCCGGTGCTGATGGATTTGAAGCGCCTGGCGGACAGCCAGGTACTGGCCAATCAGCGGATGCTGCAAAATGAGCCTTACTTTACCGCGGAAATGATGCCCGCCATCAAGCAGGCGCTGCAGGCCCACGGCTTGCCCTTCACCCTGCCGCAGCTCAAATTCGTCGGGGCGACGCTATCCCAGGAATACTTCCATGAAAGGACATGGGCACAATGAATACAGTGGAAATCACCCAGCAAACCAAAGCCATGATCGACGGCCTGAAAGCCGTCTGTACCAATTTCGGCCTAGGCAACGCCGCCAGCGAATACAAGATCATCACAGAGGTTTTCCTCTATAAATTCCTGAATGATAAATTCATTTATGAAATGAAAAAGGTGAATCCTGTCTATGCTGATTTGACGGACACCGAGGTGGAGCAGCGCTTATCCGCTTTATCCGAAGATGAATATGAAATGGCGCTGATGGATATTGGCGGCTCCACGGCCAAGCTGCACCCTAAACAGTTCATTTCCTATTTGTTCAACCACCAGAACGATGACAAATTCCATGATCTGTTCGATAAAACCCTGGTGGCGATCTCCAACGACAATATGGACATCTTCTCCGTTCAGGCGGGCGGCGCGTCCAAAATCAAGCTGTTCGACGCCCTGTCGCCCTATGTGATCGAGGAAGAAAAGCGGGATGCCTTCTGCAAGGCCATGATCGGCAAGCTGGTCAACGATTCCTTTACCGGCGTGTTTGAGCAGAAATATGATTTCTTTGCCGATATTTTTGAATACCTCATCAAGGATTACAACAAGGACAGCGGTAAATATGCCGAATACTATACGCCCCATTCCATCGCCACCATCCTGGCGCAGATTCTGGTGCCACAAGCCGTTCAAAACGTGACGGTGTACGATCCTGCCGCCGGCACCGGCACCCTGGTGCTAGCCCTGGCCCATGAGATCGGGGAAAACAACTGCACCGTGTACACCCAGGACATCAGCCAGAAGGCCAACGAGTTCATGCGCCTGAACCTGATCCTCAACGGCCTGGTGCATTCTCTGCCCAACGTGGTGCATGATGACACCCTGGTGTCGCCCCGGCACCTGAACGCCAGGAAGGACAACATTGCCACCTTTGACTATATCGCCAGCAATCCGCCCTTCAACATGGATTTCAGCGAAACCCGGGACACCCTGGCGGGGGAAGCCTACCAGAAGCGTTTCTTTGCGGGCGTGCCCAATATTCCCAACAAAAAGCTGGACAGCATGGCCGTGTACCAAATGTTCCTCCAGCATATTATTGCTTCCTTGAATGACCAGGGCAAGGCTGCCGTGGTGGTGCCCACGGGCTTTTTGACGGCGGGCAGTGGCATTCCGCTGAAAATTCGCCAGCATCTGGTGGAGCATCATTGGCTCCGGGGCGTGGTGAGCATGCCCAGCAATATTTTTGCCAACACCGGCACCAACGTGTCCGTGCTGTTTATTGATAAGCAGCATACCGGCGACGTGCTCCTGATGGACGCCAGCAAGCTGGGCAGCAAGGTGAAGGTGGACGACAACCAGCGCACCGTCCTTTCCGATGCCGAGATCGAGCGGATCATCGACACCTTCAACGCGGGTCAGCCCGTGGAGGATTTCTGCGTCACTGTCAGCGACGAGCAGATCAAGGAAAAGAAATACAGCTTCTCCGCCGGGCAGTATTTTGAAGTCAAAATCGAATATGTCAACCTGACCCCGGCAGAATTTGCCGAGAAAATGCAGGGCTTCCAGACCCGCCTGCAGGCGATGTTTGAGGAAGGGCATCGGCTGGAGCAGGAGATCAAGGAGCAGTTGGGGCGGGTGAAGTATGAATAA